TGGCTTTATCCGCATTCCAATCCGAGGCTATAACCCCGGTAATGCGGATAAAGCCACACGACTAAACATCGTAGCGCCGATCATCGAGAAGGGAATGGTGTACTTACCAGAGTCGACCGAGCGACCGGGCCAACCTCGCACTTGGGTTGAGCCTTTCTTGTCCGAGGTGTGTAGCTTTCCGCTCAGTAGACATGACGATTATGTCGATGCCATTTCTCAAGCACTTCGTTACCTTAGAGATGCGAACATTATCGCGATCGACTACTTTGCAGCACCGTCTGAAGACTATGCTGATGACGAGTATAGAAAAAGAGCTGAGAACCCGTACTCGATGTAAATCGCGTGTGTTAAGATAGCATATATCATCAATCAGAAGGTGACACATGGCTCTACCCACTTCCCCACCTACATACTCAGTCGATATCGGCGAACTTGATCTAAATGAGCCGTACATGGATCCAATGGGAGGGGCAGTTCCCACGAACGATTCGCAAATTGCTAAAATGCGAGCAGAGTTGGCGAACAAAGACCGATTTGACGTGCTTAAGCAAACGCCTGCCGACACGATCGAGCCGCTAACGAACCCAGAGACTTACAAGGACATACTAAGTGGTTTTGCCAGTGCAGGTGAGTCTGCACTACAAGGTGGCGTGTCAGGATTGTTCGGCGGAATTGGCGATATACTACACGGTGTAAAAGACATGTCGGTGATCCCAGGTCACCCTGCTAACTTAGACTTGTTCCCTGGCTCAGAGGTGCTTAAGAACTACTTGCCGACATTTGAAAAACCGACAGTAGACGGTAAAGAGATTCCGACTTTTTTAGGCGTGCCTTACGCAACAAGTCAAGACTATCGAACAGGCGTGTTTTCAAATCGGCTGACACCAGAGTTTGGCGATAAAGAATCGAACGAGTACATGCAAGGACTAGGATCAGTAGTTGCACCGTTCGCACTGAACAAGATAGCGCAGCTTGAAAGAGAAGCGTTAGAAGTAGCATCCAAGATTCCTGGCATGACACGTGATGGCGCACAGAAGTTTGCAATGGACTATGTCAACGCAACACGAGGCATTTACCCAGAAGGTGGTAGCCCAGGAGCACTAGCTGCCGATCTAGCGATGGGCGTTAAGAAAGGCGCCAAGACTGCAGGCAACGCCGCAGGCAATGTTGCAAAAGGCGTTGAAGATGTAACTGTAGGCAACTATCAACGAAGTAAAGTACGTAAAGCAGCATCAAATGCGCCTGCTGATGAAGTGTACAATCCGCTAAGACAGCGAGTTGCAGAAAACTATGAGCCAGGTATGCCAATGTACATGATGCAAGGTGACAAGTCACTCTTGCCTGAGCATCATGTCAATGTACAGAAAGCTAAAGAACTAGAACGGCAAGGTCAGCTAACGTCTGAGCAAATCTGGAACCAAACAGGCGCAGGCAGAGGGCTAGATCCTCGCCACTACGTGTCAGAAATTCCAGGCGGCGACCAAGCTAGATTTACGATTGACTCAAGTCAGGTTAATAATCCGAACCTTAAACTCTTAGACATCTTTAAGTTTCCTAATCTGTATAAGGCGTATCCGTTTCTTGCCGATCAGAAAGTTAAGTTTAAAGACTTGAGTGCTGAGAATGCTAAAGCGATGTACGTAGGCAAGATCATCTACATTGATCCGAAAATGATCGGGCACCCTAGTGAGTATGGCAGGATCCCGCATGAAGTAAGTCACGTCATATCAAGACATGAGGGGTGGCCTAGTGGCACAAGTCCCGAAGTAATGCCTGATTACTTGGTACTATCTGCAGCTAAAGAAATTCAAGGGTTCTTGGATCAAAAAGTCACATTAGAAAATGCAATAAAATGGACTGACGAAGGGTACAAAAAAGCAGGACTTGGTGGTATACCTGATGCTGCTATTCGTCTTGTGAAAGAGAACCAAGCCAATTTTGAGCCGACTAATCAGTTCGATATGTACAAGTACAATGCAGGTGAGCAGCAGGCTGAGCTTGATCGTCGCAGATTAGGCTACTCAGATGAAGAGCTACAAGCAAACTATCCGTTTAAGCTAGACCCTAATCCAGTCATGCCTACGTTCGGTATGACGATCAACCCAGAGCATGCGCTGATTGAGACAGGCAGAACATTTGATGGCGACCATCTCTTCACAACGTCTAAGCAATTGAACGATGAGATAAAAGCCAAAACTCTTGCGCAAAAGAAAGCTGAGCTAAAGTTTGAAGATGATCAGCCGTCTAAGATGGCGATCAAGCCTAAAGGTGGTAACTTTGAAGATAAAGTTATCGATCGAACAATTGCAGCAAGTCTACATCGAGGTGTGCCTGCATTCATAACTAGAGCAGGGCCAAACTGGATCGAAGAAGTGCAAAATGGGTCTATACAGCCGCCTTTAACAGAAGAACAGATTAAAAACTATACAAGCATGTTAGCAGTTAATAAATGGCTAGATACGCGATTAAAGAGCTATATTAAGAATGATCTAGGAACGCCTAAAGACCCAGTTCGTGAACTTATGGACCAAGGCATTTCGCATATGGGCGACATCGGCGAAGATCGTGTCATTACTGAGTCCATGCAAGGTAACATTGAGCATGATCGAAAAGCTCAGCAACAGCCGCCTGAAGGGTATGCACAGACTGATGCAGGAAAAGAATGGGAGTATCGATCAGACTATGCTATAACGCCGCATGATATCAAATCTTTTTCAGAAGCAAACCCTACGCGTGCTAAAAATGCAGGGTTCACGCCAGAGATTATAGCAAAAGACCCGAATGCTAAAATAAATATACTAGGTTACTCAATTCACGATCTTGGATTTGATCACTTAGCGGATGAGCTATCTAATGCAGTTAGCCCAACTACAGACTTGCCAAACAACTTTAGATTGACTCCTCAGCAATTAGAGCGTATGACAGTCCCTGAAGCAGTTCGTCATGTTGCAAAGATCAACAAGTATCGATCTGACTTGGCTGACAAAGCGCATGTTAAGAATTTCCCTGTATTTCAACAAAACTTCCCTGCGATTAAAACGTATGAAAACGGATCTGCATGGCATGAGATTTCACTGTCTAATGTGCCTAGCGAGCTACCTGAAGGCTGGAAAGTTGTTAAGACAAATCAGAATACTGAAACAGCAAACAATGTTGATGTATATGGGCTGTTAAACGATCAAAAGTTCTTTGAAGGCAAATTTTATGATACGCCTGAAGAAGTCTTACAGTCGTATGTTAGCCCAAAAAGCTATGATATTCTAGACAAAGCGCTTAAAGAAGAAGGCACTTTAATGGGCCATTGCGTAGGCGGCTACACAAATGATGTTGTAAGCGGTAAATCTAGAATCTTCACACTTCGTGATGCCAAAGGCAAGCCTCATGTTACGATAGAAGTTAAGCCTGAATCATACATGGATCGGGATAACGGACTAGTCAATAGCCCAGATGGGTCAGTTAAAATTACGCAGATCAAAGGCAAATCAAACACGACAATTAAGCGTAAGTATGAAGATCAAGTACTTGATTTTATTAGAAATGACTTAGGCAGTCTAGGCAAAGTTGTCGAAGTAAACGACATTGTAGGAACAGGTATTGTTGATACAACAGATGTAAACCAAGTGAAAGGGTACATCACTCAACACCAGTTAGGCAAAATCACGCTTTCTGACTTAAGTAAAAAAATTCATCAAGCTCAGTTAGATGACCCAACTTATTCTCGTTACATGAGCACGGAAGAGCTGAATGATATTGTTAATCCACCTGTAGCATCAAAGATGGCGATCAAGTCCAAAGGTGGCCAATGGCCAATTAACTTTGGGCCGGGCGAACTTGCTAAACAAGGTGGTTTAGGCAAGTATATCACTAGTTCGCTTGGTTACCCGCTTAATTCAGGACATGCTGCATTAAGTATACCTGTTATATGGGCTCGTCAAAGACTAGGTCTACCATATCAGAATCAAATGGAAGATTATATGATTCAGATGGATGAAGATGCAGATCGCACAGGAAGACCAAGAGTAACAGATGAAGTAATGACAGAAATGCTGAATAATACATTTGCGCCTGATCCGCCGCTTAAAACACCTTCTGAGCTTAAAGTTATACAAGATGCGTACAATAGTTGGATCAATGGGCCGTTTAAAAACTACATTACAAAGTTAATGGGGACAGGTGCAGACACAGACCCATTGGTTAAATTAGCAGAAAAAGGGTATGTGCCTATTGACCATGAGTCTGTTGGCTCAAATGGGGAGAGTTCTAGAATAATAGCGAGTGCGTTAAATACAACAGTGTTTAACGACCCATTCCAGCCAAAGCAGACTGCTACAACAGATCTCGGTAAAAGTCTTGAAGATGCACTAGATTCTTCAATATACGCGACTAACCCTAAGATGGTAAGCGCCATATATGGTTCAGAAAATATGCCTTATTTGTCAAAAGTAGACCCAGATAAAACTAAAATCTATGATTTAAATAGTCAATATTCAAAACTACTAGATGAGAATGCAGGATTTCATGCCATTAAGAAACAAGTCTGGGCAGATTTAATGTCAGGCAAGGAAACGCCTGAAACGATTAAAAACAGACCGATCGAGCACTTTGCTAAGCAAGTCTGGGTTAACCCGATTGAAGAAGCCAGAAAAGCAGCTAAAGATGCTCAGCTATATCACACGTATAGAGAAAAACGTCATCAAGAATTGCCTGCAGACATGACATACCCTGATGGGTCTAAAATGGTAGTGTTTAATAAAGCAACGTTTGACAATGCCGCGAATGCAAAAGATGTGATACGTGATATGTCCGTAGACACTAAAGATCTTAACCATTGCGCAGCATCAGGAGGGTTTAATTGCAGTCCGCAATACAATAAGAGGCATGCGCCTGTGTTTGAGCCTCACACAGGATTTCCTCCTGCTAAAACAAAAGGGTTTCCAGTTTACTCGCACATATCAAACATTCAATCAGGGCTAGAAGAATTTGCATCGCTTAGAGCCCCTGACGGTGAAGCAAAAGCATCACTACAGCTTGAAGAAGACCCATCAAAGCCAGGCAAAAAAGTAGTATACCAGATTAAAGGGCCTAACAATTTAGAAGTAGACCCTGCTTATCGATCAAAAGTAAAAGACTATTTAAATGACTTATACCATCAAGACAAGTTATCAAGTGTTTCAGATCGAGAACTTGAAAATATTGCGACGTATGACTTACAATTGGGCAGATCGTTTCCGCCACCTGTCGGAAATAAATTTGATGATATGGCAGCCAATAAAGCAATTATCGACCCATCTGCGATATACTATCTTAAAGAAGAATTACAAAGAGAAGGGATGGGAATAGCAACAAACTGGATTGATTCAAAATTTAAACAAGCAACAGGCGCATCGATCATGGACGAGTACGGTGAGCATACAGATGAATTTTTTAATAGTAGATCTAATAATCGCTTACAGCAACAAGTAACTAGCCGAATTGAATCAAATTTTTATAAGAACAACGACAAAACTGATGAAGAAATTCGTAGATATCGTAATGAGCTCCAAAATTATATTCTTGCTTTAGAAGACCAAAACCAGGCTATATCTCTTACATTAAAGAATCGATTTATGGATCCTGATGATTTGATCAAGTTAGCCCAAGATAGTGGGGTTGACATACTTAGAAAGCATGAGTTTAAGCCTGACCATGTGTTTAGCGGTCAAGATCGAAACATGGCAAGTCTTGAGTATGACATATGGAGAGAAGTTATACGTCAAGAACGCAACCGTGATCCTCGTGATGTAGAATATGTACAAAAATTAATAGATTTTATAGAGTCTACAAGAGTGCCAGGGTTCAAGAAAGGCGGTATAATAAAACTAGTTCAAAGTACCAATCCGCCACTTGCACAGAAAAAAGCAGAACTATCTTTAAGGAACACGTATGCCTGAAATGCCAATACCACAAGATTTTAATCGTTTTGTGAGTCCGATGTCTAAAGATGGTGAATCGAGGGAAGAACCGCTAACAGAAATGTTCGAGGAAAACACAGAAATAGAAGAACAAGCAGACGGATCAGCAATTGTTAGAGATCTTGAAACAGATAATGATTCTATACCTGACGATTTTTATGAAAACCTAGCAGAATCACTCGATGAATGGGATCTTGACAAAATCGCAATCAAATATGTAGATCTTGTTGAAAAAGACAAAGACGCAAGAGACGAACGAGACAAACAGTATGAAGAAGGTCTTCGCCGCTCAGGATTAGGTAACGATGCCCCTGGCGGAGCTCAGTTTATGGGCGCATCCAAAGTAGTACATCCAGTTATTGCAGAAGCATGTATTGACTTTGCTGCAAGAGCAATCAAGGAGCTTTTCCCGCCTGAAGGACCTGTCAGATCAAAAATAGTAGGCGAGACGACCAAAGAAAAGGTCAGTAGAGCAGAACGCAAAACAGAGTTCATGAACTGGCAATTAACTGAGCAAATCGAGGAATATCGTGACGAGCAAGAGCAAATGCTTACACAGCTACCTTTAGGTGGCTCTCAGTACCTTAAAGTATGGTACGATGAATCAAAACGACGTCCCTGTGTTGAGTTTATACCTATCGACAACATTTATTTGCCATTTGCAGCAGGTAATTTCTATACAGCGCATCGTGTAACTGAAGTACAAGACATTACGCAAGACGAGTATGATGTCAGAGTATCGCAAGGTTTGTACAAGGATATTGGTGTTTATCGAGTGTCTGAAGAGCCTGAAGAGTCAAAATCTGAAAAAGCGAACAACAAAATTGAAGGCAAAACTTCAGAAAATGATAACATTGACGGCGTTAGAAGAGTTTATCATATTTACACTTGGCTTGAGCTAGAAGATGATAAGTTCTCTAAAGGAGAACGTGCCCCTTATGTTCTAATGGTCGACGAAACAGAAAGTGAAGTTCTTGGCTTGTACAGAAACTGGGAGAATGGCGATGACACGTATACAAAGCTTGACTGGGTGGTTGAGTTTAAGTTCATACCCTGGAGAGGTGCCTATGCTATTGGGCTTCCTCATCTCATTGGCGGCATTTCTGCTGCTCTTACTGGCGCACTGCGTGCTTTATTGGACTCTGCACACATTAACAATACGCCTACAATGCTTAAACTTAAAGGCGGAAAAGTCTCTGGCCAGTCTCAAACAATTGATGTCACGCAAGTCACAGAAATAGAAGCTGCACCAGGAATTGATGACGTGCGCAAGATCGCAATGCCTTTGCCGTTTAATCCGCCAAGTCAAGTACTATTTGAGCTAATGGGTTGGTTAACAGGTGTTGCAAAAGGTGTTGTCACTACATCTGAAGAGAAAGTGGCAGATATCACATCAAATGCCCCTGTTGGCACAACTCAAGCATTAATCGAGCAAGGCGCTGTAGTGTATAGCGCAATTCACTCAAGATTACATGAGTCCCAAAGACGCGTACTGAAAATTCTAGCCAGACTGAACAGATGGTACTTAGATGAGCAGCGCAAAGGCGAGATTATTTCAGATCTAAAGATCACGACCAAAGACTTTAAGACGAACTCAGATGTCATTCCAGTATCAGATCCACATATCTTTGCAGAGAGTCAACGTTATGCGCAAATTCAGACATTAGCCCAGCGTGCTCAGGCCAACCCAGACTTGTACAATAGGTTAGCAGTTGAAAAGAGAATCTTGGCACAAATGAAACTACCAGATATTACTGAGGTGCTTCCAGACCCCGCGAAGGTACTGGAGATGAACCCAGCTCTTGAAAACGTAGCGATGACTGTCGGTCAGCGTGTAGGCGCTTTCCCAAGTCAAGACCATTTAGCACATTTGCTTACTCATATTTCATATGCAATGGATCCGCTTTACGGCGCAAATCCGATCATGGCGCCTGCACTGATACCAATTATGCTTGAGCACGTTAAGCAGCATTTGACATTATGGTACCTAAACGGTACGGATAAGTATGCATCAGAAGCACTCGGCCATGCGTTGAATACGCATGAAGTAAGACCTGTTGATGGTAAAACTCAACAAATCATTGCTGTATCAGCACAGCATGTAATGCATGATGCGCAACAGATGTTAACTAATGAAGTAATGCCTGCAATTCAGAAAATGCTTCAGACGCTTAAACAGATGCAAGGTCAGCCTCAACAGCCGACTGATCCAAATATCATGGCTCAAGTTAATGCTCTTGTGCAGACTTCAATGGCAGAGACTAAACGTAAAGCTGAGCTTGATAAAGCTAAAATGCAGCTAGATGCTCAGAAAATGGAGCAAGACAGACAAGAAAACCATGATGAGCTAATTGCCAAACAGCAAATTGAAGGCGCAAAGATTACGCACGATGCAAATATGTTAAGAATTGAGAATGAATTTGCACAGCAACAACAAATTGCCGAGCACAACAAAGAGTTACAAGCACAACAAATGCAGCATGTAGCAGAAGCACAACAAGCAAGTCAAGCAGCAGAGCAGCAAGCAATACAGCAAGAAGGCGCAACTCAACAACTTGAACAAGGAGCAGAAAATGTCGGAAGCAATCAACAAGCATAAGCGCATGGCTATGCACGGAATGGAAGAAGCAAACCATCTTAAAACAGGTGGTGTAGTTAAGAAGTTTGCAGACGGTGGGTCAGTGAATGCGTACCCTGAAAAAGGAATCGATAAACTGCCTGCAAAAGGCGTTAAGCCAAAGATGTCTAAGCCTGTACCACATGCAATCGCGACCATGAAGAATGGTGGCGGTGCAAAAAGGTCAAGTGGCAGAGGTCGTTAATGCAGATTATTAACAAATTTATTACTGAACTTAAAGCTGAACAAGCTTTGGTTGTGGAATCAATGGTAACTGGCAATTTTGCAAATTTTGAAAGTTACCAAAGATATGTAGGAAGGTATCAAGGCTTGGAAGAAGCTTTGAACATTTTAGATTTTTTATTAAACGAAAAGGAAAAAGATGTCGCATGATATCGAGCAAACACTAGTAGAAGCATTCCCTGTATTGGACCCACTGATGCTGCCGTATGGCGGTCGAGTACTTGTTCAATTAAGAGCAGTCAAAGAAAAAGTGACTAGCGCTGGTATTTACATACCTGAAGAGACCAAGGAAGTAGAAAAGTGGAACACAATGGTTGGAAAGGTCATCGCAATAGGCCCTTTAGCATTTAGAAACAGAGATACAAACGAACCTTGGCCTGAAGGAGCATGGGCTGCAATTGGAGATTTTGTGCGTGTGCCTAAATGGGGTGGCGATAGATGGGAAATTGACTTTGAAGATGAAAGAGGCGCAAAAGGAAGAGCGTTGTTCACATTCTTTAATGATCATGAACTTATCGGCAAAGTAACTGGCGACCCAAGATCAATTAAAGCGTTCATTTAAATTTTTGAAAGGAAAATTGTATGACACCTAATGACAAGTTAGAATTACAAGTGCAAGAAGAAGAAGACGGTTCGGCGGTAGTTGAACTACCAGAAAATGAAGACAACCCACAAATCAACCCCCCTGAACCAAGTGGCAGAGTTGACAATGACCCAGATGATGAAGTTGATGAAGAACGTCAAAAGATTCGTGAGCAAAGACGTGAAGAACGTAGATTAAAGAAACAAATTCATAGAGAAAAGACCAAAGAGTCTAGCTCGTTAATTAGTGCATTAAAGAAACAAAACGAAATGTTGGCAGAACGTGTTGCTAACATGGAGAAACGAACAAGCGGCGCAGAGCTTGCAAGAGTAGATAAGGCAATTGAAGATGCATCAGTAGAAGTTGAGTATGCAAAGATGAAAATGGAAGATGCTGTCACACGACAAGACGGCAAAAGTCTTACTGCTGCTCAAGAATCATGGTTTGAGGCTAAACGTAAACAAGAATCGCTACAAGCAGTTAAGAAAACAGCGATTGCTCAAACAAATGATAATCGACAAGCAATTCAACCGCCCACGGCTCTTGTACAAAAGCTTGCAGCTGAGTGGATGGAGGAGCATTCATGGTACGACCCAAATATGGGCAATGAAGAGTCACAGATAGCTAAGATTATCGACCAAAAGCTAACAAAAGAAGGTTATGACCCAGAGACGCAAGACTATTGGGATGAATTAACTGATCGTGTGACTAAAATATTGCCAGATAGTATAAAAGCTGTGTATAATGAGTCTAATAATCGTAACCAAAGGCCAAGATCTGTTGTGACTAGTTCAGGAAGAGAAACAATGCCAAACTCAAAAGGAAATGCATTTGTCCTAAGTCCGGAACGTGTATCAGCTATGAAAGAATCAGGCGCATGGGATGATCCTGCAAGGAAGATGAGAATGATTAATTATTATCGTCAGCATGATAAAACGAATAAGGTAAGGGGCTAAAATGGATGCAAGACTAAAACGTAGCGGCAGAGAAACTCGCAATACAGGCGAAGCTGCAAGAGAAGCCCCTGAAAACAAATTTGAATCAAACAGACGTCGTAATAAGATGTTCCGTGATGAATTCACACAAGAAGCATTGCCAACAGCACCTGAAATCGAAGGATTTCATACTTGTTGGTTGTCGACCACTCATCAATATGATCCAATTCATAAACGCATGCGCATAGGTTACACGCCTGTGAAAGCCGAAGAAATACCAGGCTTTGAGAACTTTCGTGTAAAAGCTGGCGAAATGGAAGGGTTTATTGCGTGTAACGAGATGGTGCTTTATAAACTCCCAATCGATATTTATCAAGACTACATGGCTGAAGTACACCACTGGTCCCCGATGGATGAGCAGGAGAAGATTAAAGTCCAGCAAGAACAGTTGTTAAACGCAAGAGACTCTAACGGTAAGAAGTTGGGTTCGTATGAGGGTGATGGTATGGACTTTGATTTATCAAGAGATGCCCCTATTTTTAGCTAAATAGGATTGTAGTACGTTTTAAAATTGCGTTAAATGCAGTTTTGCTTTACAGCTTTGTAGAAGGCGACAAAACAAAATTTTTTAACACTTTTTAAGGAGTACTATATGTCATCAGTAAATGCTCCGTTCGGTTTACGGCCTGCTTTTTTCCCAACAGGGTTGGAAAGAGCACAATGTTTACAGAACGGAATCACATCTGGCTATGCAGCCAACATTCTGAAGGGACAACCTGTAGCCTATGTTAACGCAGCTAACGTCGGTTCAACAGGTTCTGCCAACGGAACAATCATCGCCGCAGCTACACAAGCAGGGGCTTCAACATCCCAAGCTTATGCAGTTGCAGGTTCATTTCAAGGTGTTGAATTCACCGATACCACAGGTCGTAGAAGAGTATCTAACTACTGGCCTTCAGGCACAACTGTTTTGTCAGGCTCAACCACTAACGCTTACTTCTATAACGACTTAAACATTGTTTATGAAATCCAAGCAGATGGTTCAATGGCACAAACAAGTATCGGTAACGAGTATATGTTTACAAACATTACTGCAGGTTCAACCGTAACAGGACTATCACAAGCAACCCTCGGTTCAGCAACAGCAGTTGCTAACGGTAACCAAGGTCAAATGCGTGTGGTAGATTTAGCACAGGGAGTTGATAACGCATGGGGTGATGCATACACAGTAGTTCGTGTAATGCTAACTTCAACCAACTTCTTTGGTCAATATACTGCAACTGTTTAATATAGGAGAATAAATTATGGCAGCCCAAATGCGTAGTACGGACTTCCGGTCAATTGTAGAACCTATATTGAACGAGTCTTTCGACGGTTTGTATGATCAAAGAGCAGATGAATGGTCTACAGTTTTCAGAGAACAAGCAGGTATTCCACGTAACTATCATGAAGAACCTGTGTTGTATGGTTTCGGTGCAGCCCCTCAGTTACCTGACGGTTCACCTGTAACTTATCAACAGGGTGGTGTTTTATTCTTACAACGATATATTTACCAAGTATTCGGTTTGGCGTTTGCTTTAACTAGAGTTTTAGTTGAAGACGGTGACCACATTCGTTTAGGTACAACTTATGCTAAGCACTTAGCACAATCACTTGCAGAAACTAAAGAATTACTTTGCGCTAACGTATTAAACCGCGCGTTTAATGCTTCATACACAGGTGGTGACGGTGTATCTTTAATCAATACAGCACACCCAATTGCTTCAGGTTCATTCTCTAATCAGTTATCTACAGCGGCAGCTTTATCTCAAACATCTCTCGAACAGATGTTAATTCAAGTTCGCCAAGCAGTTGATAACAACGGTAAGAAGATTCGCCTACAGCCATTGAAGCTTGTTGTTGCCCCAGGCAATGTATTCCAAGCTGAAGTGCTTCTAAAGTCTGTTTTAAGAACAGGTACTGCTAACAATGATATCAACCCAATTAAATCAATCGGTTTGCTACCAGAAGGCGCATCTGTAATTTCTCGTTTAACATCACAAACCAATTGGTGGATTCAAACTGATGCACCTGAAGGTTTCAAAGTGTTAATGCGTAGAGCATTAGAGAAGACAATGGAAGGGGATTTCGAAACTGATTCTATGCGTTACAAAGCAACAGAACGCTATCAGGTTGGTTTCACAGACCCACGCTGTGCTTACGGTACATCAGGAGCGTAATGTAGTAAAGGGGGCGTTAAAAACCCCCTTATTTTTAACTAGTCAACTTTTCATGGAGAACGACTATGCCACAATTTTCAGATGATTTATTTTTAGGGTCAGCCCCTAGTTATGTAGGAACAAACGCCAACAACGCCTTTGGTAACCCATCCCCTATGGATTTAGGATTTGGTCCAATGGGTCGTGTTTATTTATATGATGTTGTCCCTGCAGTCGGCACAACAGCATCTGTTTTATCTGCTAAAACACCTACTGTAGCAACAACTTATAGTGGTGCATCATTAGCGAACGGAACAGGTGGTACAACCAAAGTAACAAGAACAGATGGAACAATTGTTACGCAATTAGATTACCCAAGAGCAGTAGCAGTAACAACTGCATCAGGTTCACCAACCAACGCACAAATCACTATCTCAGGATATGATTACTACAACCAACCAATGACTGAAATTATTCAATCAGGTACGGTTGCATCAACACAAACACTAGGTCGTAAAGCATTCTTCCAAGTATCAAGCGTAGCATTCTCAGGTGGTACTACAGTTGCAGTATCAGTAGATACATCCAATGTGCTTGGTTTGCCTTGCAGAATTAGCGATGCATCTTATGTGTTAAGTAATAAAGTTTCAGGTTCACTAGCATTCGATTCAGGTACATTAGCACTAGGTTTCTACGCTAATACAACTACTTACTCTACCCAAGTTAGTTCAGCGATTACTACAGCATCCCCTGGGGTTGTTACTGTTCCTTATGCTCCTGCAAGTGGCACAATTATTCAATTCACAGGTACGCCACCTGCCCCATTGGTTACAGGTACAAACTATTGGTGGACTTTAGTTTCAGGCACTACAGGTAAAGTATCAACATCACAGGCTAACTACCTAGCAGGTACATTTGTGAATGTGTCAGGAACTTATTCAGCTAGTACAGCATCGATTGTGCCAACGCTTACATCAAGTTCAGTAACGCCTGATACTCGTGGTACATACACACCAAATGCTACATTGAATAGCTCTTTAAGACTAGTTCTTGAATTAGGATTAACTGCAATTCAAGTTGGACCTCAATCCACCACAACAGGTTTATTGGGCATTGCTCAAGCCTAAAGGAGAAATTAAATGAAAGCAAAATTTGGTCGTGAACCTAAAGAAATGACTACTGAACCTCATGAAGATAAATTGGCTCACGAGGGTATGAAGCGTGGTGGTCATGCTAAACATAAAGCAATGGGTGGTGCAATGATGCCAACAAAAGAAATGCCTATGCGTGAGCAAATGCCAATGCGTAGTGCTATGCCTAAACGCAGAGCAATGGCAATGCAACCTGCTTTGCTAACTCGTAAACATGGTGGTGAAGTTGAAAGCAAAGCAATGGAACGCAAAGAAGAGCATGAAATACACAAAGTTGAAAAAGAACTTAAACACCATGAATCTATGGGTGCAAAGAAAGCACATCATGGTTTGAAAAAAGGTGGTTCAACAGGTGGTATTGAGGGTGCAGGATATAAACATGGTGGTAAAGCTCATCATATTTCAGGGCATCCTGAAGGCTCTCATGAGCATCATAAACACATGGCAAAGCATCACTTAAAAATGCACAAAGAAGGTGGTTCTGCTCATCACAAAAAGATGCATGAACATCATAAGGCAATGTGTAGTGGTGGAAAAATGGCACACGGTGGTTTAGCAGAAAAAGGTGATAAGTTTCAAACTGAAGGTACTTTAAAACCTAAAATTGATGTAAATGACAAGGTTGTTGGTGCAAAACAAACCAAGTCATTTCATACCAAAACTACAGGTGTTGAAGGCAAAGGTTACAAAAAGGGTGGAACAATTCACGACTCTAAAGCTAAACATTACTTAAACGATATGGAAGATGGAAGCAAACCACATAAGAAGTCAGGTAAAACAGGTGAGATTCATCAAGCACCTGCAGGTTTCAAAAAAGGTGGTCATGTAAAACATCATGCCGATGGAGGTCATGTTGCTCACCATACGACAATGGGTCATGATGATTGTGGTCATACTTCTATGCATAAAATGATGCATAAAGAAGGTGGACATGAAAAAATGTCAGGTCATCCTATGAAGCATGGTGGTTCTGCACACAAAAAGCATCACAAGAATTATTAAGCAATATGAGGGGTGAAATTCCCCTCAGCCAAGCTTCACTTTTCTATTACTTTTTTACTAGGGGCATTAAATGGCACAAATTGTAACCTACACAAATTCATCTTCTAAAACAGAAGACCAACTTCGTATTCAAAAATCACAACTATCAGGTGCTTATGATGCAGTTGATAAACTTCGTGTTTCTACTCCACAATCTCTCATCGATACTGACTTTGAATATGGTCAGCAACCAAGTAAGTGGGAGCAATTAGGATTAGAAAATAATCGTCAATCATTTTATTACTTTGCTAATGCATCTTTACCTATTTCTGCCATTGCAGGGAATCAAGCAAACACTTATCAATTAGTTATTACAACATCTAGTAATGTAACAGTTGCAACAGGTACATCATTATTTCTTGTAGATTGCTTAGATACCAATGCAAATGGTTGGGCATATGTTGTTGCAGGTGTATCAGGTGGCACATCATTTACTGTTCAAGTAGCACAACCTGTTTTAACTTCAACTTGTTATTCAGCAACATCAACTTATGCTTATCAAGGGTATTCTTATACTAATGCAGGACTACCATTAACAGGAACAACTGCATTTACTTTTGTTGGTTCTACAGTAACTTGTACGACTACCAATCCACATGGTTTGTCTGCCAATTCTTTAATTTTTATTACAGGCACAACAGGTCCATCCACAGCAACACAAATTAATGGTTCGCAAATTGTGACAACTGTGCCAACAGCAAACACCTTTACTTTTACCAATGTGAATGGCACACCAAGCACCACAATCGCCAATACAGCAGGACAATCTAATTTGTTTGCTAGACCTTCAGGTTATGTAGATACTCGTGCCTATGATGGTTCTGTGAACTTTACAGCAGGTTCTGCAGTACCTAACCAACAAATGATTCGCCAAACAAGAAGATACTTCCGTTATCAATCAGGTAAGGGAATTCAGTTCTCAACAGGTTCTATTATGAAACCTGCCTTGTTTGTTACCTCGGTGACTGCAGTTGGTGGAACTGTAACGGTAACTACACGATGGGCTCACAATATGTCAGTAAATGCATATATTCAAGTGTCTGGTGCTGTTGTATCTACTTATAATGGTATTTTTAAAATTGCTTCAGTACCAAGTGCCACTACCCTTACCTATACAACTGTAAACAACATTACCCCAAGTTCATTAACTGCATTAACAACTAATGGATTGCCTGTTCGTGTAAGCCCATATAGTTGGTATGGTTCTAAAAACCGTTTGGGTTTCTTTGATGCACAAAATGGATTGTTTTTTGAGTTTGATGGGCAACAAATTTATGCTGTGTATAGAAACTCAATTAATCAATTAAGTGGATTAGTAGCTCTTACACAAAATAGTGCAACAGTAACAGGTACAGGAACAATCTTTACTAACCAAGTGTCTGTTGGAGATTACATTGTTCTTCGTGGTCAATCACATCGTGTAATATCGATTGCAAGTGATACAACCATGTATGTAACACCTGAATATAAAGGTGCGACTATTTCTAATGCGATTGTGTCAAAAACAATAGATACAAAAATCCCACAATCACAATGGTACGACCCATGTGATGGCACAGGTCAAAGTGGTTACAACTTAGATTTAACTAAAATTCAAATGTTCTATATCGATTATTCATGGTATGGCGCAGGGGTAGCTAGATTTGGTTTTAGACAAGTTGGTGGTGCAATTCAGTATGTTTATGCATTCCAAAATAACAATGTCCAATACCAAGCATATATGCGTTCAGGTAACCTACCATCACGCTATGAATCGAATGGGCAAGGTGCAGTAACTGCCCTTTATTCAAGTATTAATTCAAGCGTAACAACTATTCCTGTTGTTAGTGCTTTTGGATTTAATCCTGCAGGTGGAACATTAAAAATTACTGCAAGTGCTTCGAATGGTGCTATTGAATATGCTACCTACACAGGTATTACATTCGGTGCAAATTCAGGTTTAGCCTATGACCAATTTACAGGTGTAACTCGTGGAACTACAGGTGGTGGAGTGGCTACTTCATTTACTGCTGTGTATCCACCAACCAATGCCACCCCACCTGTATCGGTTGAATATGCTCCACCTGATTCAGTTGCTGTTATTTCCCATTGGGGTTCATCCGTTATTATGGATGGTCAATTCAGTAGCGATATTTCGTTAATTTATAACTACGGAACAACAACCACAGTTTCTGTACCTGCAACAACTGCTGTGCCTATTCTTGCAATTCGATTAGCACCATCGGTTGATAACGGAATGGTTGGTACTTTAGGTAATAAAGAAATTATTAACCGATTGCAGTTGCAGTTGCGAGAATTGGGGGTAATTACATCAGGTGCATTCTTGATTCAATTAGTTTTGAATGGTTATACAACAGGAACGCCTACATGGACATCATTTCAATCGCCGACGCAAAACAACACATCCACTAGTTCGATTGTTCAAATAGCATCACAAAGTGCAACTACTGCAACCTTTACAGGTGGTGAATCAATCGCTGCAGCGTTTACTAATAGTTCAGGACAAACCACTTTGGATTTAACTGCTGTAGCAGGTATCGGTAATTCAATTCTTGGTGGTGGATTAACAAATACAGTTCCTACAAGTTATGCAGGGCAATTTCCTGATGGACCTGATATTTTGTATGTAGTAGCGTTCAACACAGCTGCGACAGCATCCACAATTTTGGCTCGTTTATCATGGCAAGAAAGTCAGGCTTAATATGCCCTTGATCAAATCAAAATCAAAGCAAGCTTTTAGCAAAAACGTATCTGCAGAAGTAAAAGCAGGGAAACCTGTTAAGCAAGCTGTGGCAATTGCATATTCTGAAAAAAATGCCGCAAAAGAAAAGATGAAAAATGGTGGGTTGTGGGATAATATACATGCAAAACAAGAAAGGATCAAACATGGAAGTAAAGAACATATGCGAAAGCCAGGTAGCAAAGGCGCGCCAAGTAATCAAGACTTTATTGATTCAGCTAAAACTTCTAAGCACAAGCATGGCGGAGATGTTAAGCTCAGTATTAGAAGGGGTGAGAAATTACCAACTTCACAAGGTGCCGGTCTCACCGAAAAAGGAAGAGACAAAGTCAATAGAGAAACAGGAAGTCATTTAAAAGCACCACAACCACAAGGGGGTTCTAGGAAGAAATCCTTTTGTGCGAGGATGGAAGGTGTGGTTGCCTACGCTAAAGGAGATGCACCAAGAGCAAAAGCATCTCTCAGGCGTTGGAAATGTTCAGATGGTGGAAAAATAAAGAAACATGACATCAAGGGGTGGTAATGGCTACATCAGGCACAGTTTCTACTACCGTAATTACTGTTCAAAACTTAATTGATAGTGGTGCAAGAAGGGCAGGAAAACTTGCTGAGGAGTTAACTTCTGAGCAAATCCAAATGTCAAAACAATGTTTGTATTATGTTTTGTCAAACCTAGTCAATCTTGGTATTCATTATTGGTGTATTGAAAAGAACATCATTGGGATGATTCCTGATAAGTACGAGTACGCTTTGCCTGTTGGTGTGAATGATGTTTTAAACAGCAACTATCGAACCATTACCAACAACACAACAGGGGGATACTCCTCTTCAGGTGTTTCTGCCTATGCTTTTGATGGAGTTTATACAAATATTTGTCAATTAACCACGAATACAGGAAATATTGGTGTGTCTTTGTCAGGTGGCGTGTACATAACAACCGTCGGAATCCTACCTGCAATATCAGGTTCTGTGACACTAAACCTTCAGTATTCATTGGATAACAGCACTTGGGTTACTTTGCAGACACAAAGCCCTACCTTGGTTGCTAGACAATGGGTATATTACGACCTTGACCCATCAAATACTGCTAAGTTTTGGCGTATTCAACAAACTGCAGGGGTTAATTTAGGTGTTTACCAAGTAACTTTTGGTTCAAACCCTACCGAAATTCCCTTGTATCGCATGAATCGTGATGACTATACAAACTTGCCAAACAAGAACTTTTTAAATGATTACCCATTTCAATTTTGGTTGAATCGCACTATTCCACAACCAATTATGACGCTTTGGGCTACACCTCAAATTTATAGCCCACAAGTTGTGGCATGGTGTTCAAGATATGTACAAGATGTAGGTGCGTTGTCAGGTTCAATTGAAGTCCCCCAAAGGTGGTATCTAGCTATTCAAAATATGTTGGCACATCAAATGGCGATGGAGTTGCCACAGGTTGACCCTACTCGTATTGCATACCTTGAACAACAGGCTGAAAAGTATTGGATGATGGCTGAACAAGAAGAACGAGATAAGTCACCGATTTACCTAGCACCTAACATATCGGTTTACACAAGATGAAGTGGCTAAATACTCGTGGTGGAAGCGTTCTTACGATTGCTATCTGTGATAGATGCAAGATGAAAAGGGCTTACGATGATATTCAGCAAGATGGAAATATCCCTGGATTGCGAGTATGCAAATTTGGTTGTTCAGATGTGAAAGACCCCTATCGATTACCAATGCGACAACCTGAAAAGATATCAGTAAGATTCCCAAGACCTGATGCTGATGTAGCCCAAGCACACAATAATATTATTGCCGAACCACAAGGTGATAACCCATTAGCTACGGAATCAGGAAACACTCCGACTAACGGAAATTTAAACGAATTGAGTCCATAAATGGTTTATAATAGATTAACAATTTTAAGGGTACGATATGGCTGATATAAGAATATCTGAGTTACCTGATGCACCGAATACAATTTCAGGTGCAGAATTTGTTCCCATCGTACAAAACGGTCAAACTGTTAAAACTACTGTTGCAAGTGTAGTCAATAGCCCTGTACTCACACAATCCTTTGTTACTGTAAACAACGAACCATCTTTGCCCAACGAAAGAAGAATTGGTGGTGGTTTAGGCATCGGTACAACCGATACAGGCACACAATTATTGATTGCCCTTAACGCAGTATCAGCTAGTTTAGAAAACGCTTCTAATGGACTGATTGTAAAGAATTCAAGCACTACTGTTACTAATCGAAGTATCAATGTATCAGGCAATGGATTATCGGTTACCAACGGAAGTGGTGTAGGTGGAAACCCTACCATTGCTTTAACAGGATTACCTTCATCACTTGCAGGTATTAGTGGCACAGGATTGTTATCTACTGATGGCACAAATGTAAATACAACCCTTGTTAGTGGCACGACCAATCAAATCAATGTAGTCAATGGCACAACCGCTCCTGTAATTAGCATTGCTAGTAACCCTGTAATTAGTGGCACAGGTTCAATGACCATTCCGAGTGGCACAACTGCACAAAGGTTGGGTACTGCAGGGGCAATTCGATACAATACAGATACAGGTGTTTTTGAAGTCTACGCAAGTGGTGGATGGGGTTCGCTACCAACAGGTGGAGTGCTTAGTTCATTTAGTGCAGGTTCAACAGGCTTTACACCTTCTACTGCAACTACAGGCGATGTTGTTCTATCAGGTATTTTAAACTCATCCAATGGGGGTACAGGGGCTACATCGTTAACAGGGTATGTGTATGGTAACGGTACAGGTGCAATGACTGCTAGTACCACGATTCCAAACGCAGGACTTGCTAATAGTTCTATTACATTAGGTACAACCAATGTTGCTCTAGGTGCTACGGTAAATACTTTAGCAAACATGGCTACGATTAATGTTGTAACCTTAAATGCAACAACAGTAAATGGTGCAGTAGTTGGTTCAGGTGCAGGATTAACCAATATCCCTAATAGTGCATTAGTAAATAGTTCCGTTACGATTGGTAGTACAAACATACCACTAGGTGGCACTACAGGTACTATTGCAGGATTAGTATCATTAAACGCAACTACTGTAACAGGCACAAACTTGGTGGGTAGTTTAGCAAGTGCAACAGGCTTACCCTTAACAACAGGGGTAACAGGCATATTACCGATTGCCAATGGTGGTACAAACTCATCAGCAACCCCAACAGCAGGTGGTGTGGGTTATGGCACAGGAACTGCATACGCTTTTTCTACGGTAGGTACAGCAGGTAACTTCTTGCAATCCAATGGTGCAGGAGCTCCTGTATGGTCAGCAATTAGCACATTGGCATCAACGATTGGTATCTCTACAAACTCGACAAATGCCACTTACTACCCTACTTATTTTACTGCTCAAACAGGTACTGCAACTACTGAGTACACCAATCCAAACTACACATTTAATCCATCAACAGGTGCATTAAGTGTTACATCTTTTATCGAAAATGGCTCAAATGTTGTAAGCCAAAAAGATGTAGGCACAAACGCAAATCAAATACCTCTGAATCAGTATCTAGGCACAATGGCTTGGCAAGATGCGAAGGCAATTATTTTAAGTGGTGGATTG